AAAACACACGGTCAATTACTAGCCAAAATAAGATGGAAATTGATGCCATTATGGAACTTTTGTTACACCATATGGACACTAACCGCCTTGAAAAAGAAATCGCCGCCCGTAACCGTGAACAGTACGAATACATGGGTCAAGCAAATGTCGGATTAGGACAAGGAAATGTTGCACAACCACAATAAAGTGTTGTAATATAGTCACAACCTACCGTTGGGTTCAGCGGGTCAAATCTTGGAGTTATCCATGTCAGAAGCAAATGTAGCAGAACGTTTGGCATCAAACGTTGTAACAAGTGAAAATGTAGTTGAATGGAATGTTAATAAGTTAGGTTTAGCTACCGAACCGGCCCAAACTGCGGCTGAAACCGTTGAGGAAACTCCAGTTTCAGAGCCAGTAGCCGAAGAAGGTCAGAGTGAACCAGCCGTAACTGAACAGGAAACGACCGAAACAGAGGAACGAAAACCCAACCCCAAGTTGGAAAAGCGGTTTTCAGAGTTGACCAAAGCACGTAAAGCGGCAGAAGAACAAGCCGCCCAAGAACGTACCGCTAGGGAAGCGCTGGAAGCACGTTTGCAAGCTTTAGAAGGACAGCAATCGAATAAGAAAACGAATGAGGTCAATACAAAGCCACAACCTGATGACTATGCAGATGCGTTTAGATACGCTGAAGCTTTAGCCGAATGGTCAGCAAACGAAGCAGTAGCAAGACGTGAACAGGAAATAAAGCAACAAGCTGAACAGGCCAAGCAACAAGAAGTAATGAAAACTTGGCAACAAAAGCTTGAAGCAGTAAAAGCTGAATTACCTGATTACGAAGATATGGTTGCATCATCAACCGTTGCTGTAAGTGATGCGGTGCGTGATGCGATTTTGGAAAGTGATGTTGGTCCACGGATTCTGTACGAATTAGCTTCAGATGATGAACTGGGAGCCAAGATTGCAAACCTATCTACTGCACAAGCTTTGAAAATGATTGGTAAGTTGGAAGCGAAGTTTGAGGTGCAAACCGAAGAACCAGCTAAGAGTAAGCCTGTTGCGGTGAAGTCTAATGCACCGAAACCTATTAATCCTATTCGTGGGACTGGCAGTCAAAGCGTTTATACAGATGGCGAACAAATCGACTATCAAGCTTGGAAAGCCGGACGCAAATTAGGAAAGATTCGTTAAGGTAACAATTTAATTTATCCTTAAAGGAATTAGTATCATGGCAAATAATTTATTGACGATTTCAAAAATTACTAATGAAGCTTTGATGGTTCTAGAAAACGAACTAACATTTACTTCTGAAGTTGACCGCAATTATGATGATCAGTTCGCTGTCGTTGGTGGAAAAATTGGCGCAACCGTTAACGTAAGACGTCCTGGACGCTTCGTAGGTGCGACAGGTCCCGCCCTTTCGGTCGAGGATTTTAACGAAACTTCTGTACCAGTAACATTGACAACCCAATTCCAAGTTGCGACCCAGTTCACAACCCAAGATTTGGCATTGTCTTTGGATATGTTTTCGGACAGAGTTTTGAAACCCGCTGTAGCAACTATTGCAAATAAGATGGACCGTGATGGTTTGTTGATGGCTAAAAACAATACCGCTAACATCGTTGGTACCGCTGGTACAGCACCAACTGGTTTGATTACCTACTTGACAGCCGCCGCTTACCTTGATTCTGAAGGTGCGCCACGTGACGGTCGCCGTAGCTGTATCGTTGAGCCATTCACTTCTGCAACTATCGTTGATAGCTTGAAAGGTTTGTTCGTTCCACAAGAAGCAATTGGCGAACAATATCGTAAAGGCTTGATGGGTCGGGATTCCGGCGGCATGAATTGGAAAATGGACCAAAACGTTCAGGCACAAACTTTCGGTAGCTACTCCGGTGCTACATTGTCTTGTAACGTTACAACTGCAACTGGCTTCTTGACTTCAGGTTGGGCGCAAACTTCTACCATCACTATTGGTGCTACAAGTGCGGCCGCTACATTGAACCAAGGTGACACATTCACCATCAACGGTGTTTATGCAGTTAACCCACAAAACCGTCAAGCTTACGGTTCAGGCAAACTACGTTCATTCGTAGTTACTTCAGCCGTGTCTATCAGTTCTGGTGGTACTGCTTCTGTTACTGTTTCCCCAGCCGTTATTACTGCTGGTCAGTTCCAGAACGTTAGCGTAACTTCAACTGGTTCACAGACTGTTAATCCTTTCAACAACACCGGTACAACTTCTTCACAAAACATCATCATGCACCGCAATGCGTTTACGCTTGCAGTAGCTGACCTTGAGTTGCCTGAAGGCGTTCACTTTGCTGGTCGTGCATCTGATAAGGAAATTGGTTTGAGTATGCGTGTGGTTCGCCAATATACAATTAATAACGATTCCATTCCTACACGTTTGGATGTGTTGTATGGCTGGGCACCACTCTACCCAGAACTCGCTTGCCGTGTTGCATCGTAAGCATTAATTAGTGGGGCTTAAAAACCCCCACTTTTTTAAACCAAATTAAAGGAAATAATCATGAGCAATCCAGGACCAGCATCAACCCAAACGATTCACCCATCAAATCTAGCTTCTAACCAAGCTATCCGTTTGATTGGTGTTTTAGTTGGCGCAAACTTGAACCAAGGTAACAACACAGATTTGTTAATCCCAGTTCAAAACACAACTAACTTTTCAGTTAGCAACGTAATCGTTACCAACGCATCTACCAGCCTGTCATCGGCCACTATTGGTCTATACCCAGCCGCTAATGCACAAGGTACAGCTATCGTTGCTGGCGCTACTGCACTATCAGGCAATACCGGTGCTTCAGTAGTTAACCAGTTAACTGTTGCTTCTACTGCAACCCAAGCTGAACAAAATTTGTATGTTCGTATTGGTACAGCACAAGCCGCTACCGCTGACATTTATGTTTACGGTTACGACTTTAGCAACTACAACTTAACAAACCCTATTGGGGCTTAATTAAGTAAGAAGTAAAGGAAAAGCCATCCTCAAAAGGGGTGGCTTTTTTCCTATTTAGACTTATAATTAATCATCCTCATTTAAAGGAAAAATCATGTCACTTCAAACTACAGTATTGCGTGGAAATATCTACGCTTCTTTCTTGGTTTATCCATCTTTAACACCAGCACAAGTTTCCAGTAGCACAACTGTTACCCAAACTTTTACCATTCCTGGCTTAGTTGTTAATGATTGCGTAAATATTTCATTTAATGGGGCACAAACAACCAGCATCAGCATTGTTAATGCTTGGGTTTCTGCCGCTAACACATTAAGCATCCAATTTGTAAATGCTTCTGGTTCTGCTGTAACCCCAGCGGCTGGTACTTACGTTTTGGCTGTTGACCGTTTAGAAGGCACAATTCTGCCAACTAACGCCGCTTAAGGACTGACCATGGCTAACACATCGGTATATCGCTTTATTGGCCCCACAACGGCAATTACCGTTAGTGGAACGTCATCTACTGCTGTAACTATTACCCCAGCCGGCAACGACCAAATCAACTATTGTGGTTTCCTCAATACTGGTGCAAACCCTGTTGCTATTACCATTGCCCCTGTAGTTCAGGGTTCTGGTACAGCACCAGCGGCGGTCTTGCCAACTGGCGGGAATAGCAGTCAATCATTTGTATTGGGCGTAGCAATGTCCCAACCTACAGTCATTGCAGTACCACAAATTTTCAGCATTACCACTATCGGTACTTCTGGAACTTTGTATGTAATGCCAATGGCCGACCAATCATAAGGAATAATTATGGCAAACCCAGGCGTAGCAAATAGTTCAGTAATCAATCTTTTGCCCGTACAGGCCGAATATGATGCCAATGGCAACTGCCTGGGTCTTTTTGGTCAAGGCGGAAACGCATTACAAACACCATTAAATGCTACTAATTTAAATATTGAAGGCAATTTAGTAATTTCTGGTACAAACCCAACATTAGGTTCTGGTTGGGGTACAAATCCTTCTATTCTTGCTAACAACACATTTTGTTTTAAAGTAACCGTTGGTACTGGCGGTGCGGCTAATGGAACAATTAACCTTCCTACTGCACCTAATGGATGGTTAGGATTTGCGGCAGACGTTACTAGCGGCAATGCAGTATTTTTGCAATTAACAGGAAGCACAGCAACTTCAGTAACTTTTACTAGTTATTCAGTTACTACTGGTGCGGCCGCTAATATGACTGCTGGGGACATTGTTCTAGTCAACTGCATCGCTTATTAAGGTCTAGCATGACTAGCCCATCAAATTCTGCGATACAGAATTTACTACCCGTTCAAGCTTATTTTAATCTTGACGGGTCGTTTAATACCTTTATTGGACAAGGAAAGCCGTTTTATGCAACGGCCAATCCTTTTCAATCAGGTTTAACAATTACCAATAGCACACTAGATTCAAGCCCAATTGGTTCAACTAGCCCATCTACGGGTGTTTTTACTAATATCAGCACCACAACTGGCCAAATAACAACCCAGCCAAGCGGTGCAACCGATATTGTTAACTTATTGGCATTGCAATCTTATGCCGCTGGCATTAGCTGGAAACAACCAGTAGCTTGTGCAACCCTTACAAACATCACATTGTCCGGATTACAAACAATTGATGGATATACAACCCTTGCTGGCGACCGTGTAATTGTTAAAAATCAATCAACACAAGCAAATAACGGCATTTACATAGCCGCTTCAGGCGCATGGACACGTTCTTCTGATGCAAATACATGGAATGAATTAGTTTCAGCGATTGCGTTCGTAGAATACGGCTCACAAGCTGGTTCAGCATGGTTCTGCACAGTAACCCCTGGCGGAACATTAGGAACTACCCCTGTAACTTGGTCGCAATTTACAACTTCTGCTACTTATAATGCTGGTACAGGGTTAACCCTTACAGGCTTTACATTTAGCATTACAAATACCGCAATTACAGCCGGTTCTTATGGTTCTGCATCATCTGTAGGTACATTTACAGTCAATGCACAAGGTCAATTAACTGCCGCAAGTAATACAAGTATTGCCATTTCTAACACACAAGTGTCAGGTCTTGGCACAATGTCAACCCAAAATGCAAATAACGTAGCGATTACTGGTGGAAGCATTACAGGAACGCCTATAAGCGGTTCTACAGTTGGTGGTACTACTATCACCGCATCTACTCAATTTAGCGGTCCTGGAACCGGTTTAACAGGTACAGCAAGCAGTCTTTCTATTGGTGGTAACGCCGCAACTGCAACAACGGCTGGAAGCGCAACAACCGCAACTACAGCAACCAATTTAGCTGGTGGTGCAAATGGTTCTTTGCCTTATCAATCAGGAAGTGGTTCAACCACATTTTTGGCCGCTGGAACAAATGGTCAATATTTAACTTTATCTAGCGGTATTCCAGCATGGGTATCTTTGCCAACTAATGTTTCATCATTTAGCGCCGGTACAACTGGATTTACACCTTCTTCACCTTCAACTGGTGCTGTAACGCTTGCTGGTACTTTAAATATTGCAAACGGTGGTACAGGCAATACAACTGGTCAAGCCGCAAGTGTCGCTAATTCCGTTACATTTAATAACAGCGGAACAGGCGCCGCATCTGGCACAACATTTAATGGTTCTGCCGCCCAAACTATTTCTTACAATACCGTTGGCGCATCACCATTAGCCGGTTCTACAAGCTTAACAACCCTTGGAACAGTAACAACAGGCACATGGAACGCTGGAATTATTGCTTTAGCGTATGGTGGAACAAACGCCAATTTAACTGCGGTAGCCGGTGGCGTAGTGTATTCAAGCGCATCTGCTATGGGAATTACGGCCGCCGGAACAACTGGGCAATTCTTAACTTCTAATGGCACAAGCGCCCCAAGCTGGTCAACAGTAACAACTGCAATTACGATTACAGACGACACCAGTTCTGCAACACCTTATTACCCATTGTTTGCCAGGGTAACTTCAGGAACAACCAATACTGAATACACCAGTTCTACAAAACTTAATTACACACCTTCTACTGGTCTTTTGGCCGCAACGTCATTTAGTGGCGCTGGAACAGGTTTAACAGGAACAGCAACTAGCTTAAGTATTGGCGGAAATGCGGCAACTGCAACTTCTGCAACAACAGCGACTAATTTGGCCGGTGGTGTAGCTGGTGCAGTTCCTTATCAATCTGCAACTAATACAACTGGATTTACTGCGGCTGGAACAACTGGTCAAATATTACAATCTAATGGCACATCAGCACCTACTTGGGTAACATTTACAGGTGGTGCAACGATTACAGACGATACAACTACTAATGCTACTCGTTATCCATTGTTTGCCGCCGCCACCAGCGGAACACTTTCGACTGCTTATACATCAAGCACAGAGTTAAAATATAACCCTTCTACTGGTGATTTATCAGCACAACAACAAGTAGCAAGTAATGGTATTTTTGTTAATAATTTAACTGTAGGAACAAGTTACTCAATCGCAAGCGGGTATAGCGGTCTTTCTGTAGGCCCTGTAACAGTCGCAAGCGGTAAATTAGTAACAGTTCCTAGCGGTAGTCGCTGGGTAATTTTGTAAGGATAAACAATGAGTTCAATGGTTCTTTCAGGCGATACAAGCGGTACAGTTACAGTTACAGTTCCAGCCGTAGCTGGTACGAATACAGTTACGATTCCAGCATCTACTGGCACAGTTTTAACTACATCAACTACTG